AAAGTTCGTATTTGATCATCTAAATTACCTATTTCGGTAGATATTTCATCTATTTTGCTTTTATAAATATCAACATCTTTGCTTGATTTTTCTAAACGTGCTTCCAAACTCTTTAAATCGTAACTCACATTTGATAAAGGTATTAAAGTAGCTGCAATATCTAATAAGTTACCTTCTTTACCGGTAATTACTTTTTCTACTTTTTCTTGCTCTTCTTTTAAAGATTCAATTTGTATTTCGTTTGACTTAATAATCGTATCTGCTTGAGATATCTTTGTACTAAAATCTTGCTTTTGTAAATCTTTTAAAATAGCATGAACGTCTTTAATTTCTTCTGTGGCTATTTTTTGAAGCTCGTCAAATATATTAATATCCAAAAATTGTGAAAGTAATTCTTTACGTTCTTTTTGAGACATTTCAATAAATCCAGTATTGTTATTTTGAGCCACAACAGAAGTTAAAATAAAATCTTTATATGTGCCTAAGTATGAACGAATAATTGAATTTGTTTCATCTCTTTCTTGGCCATTTAACGATTGTACATTTCCATAATCATCAAATGTATAAAAATTTACTGAAACTCTTACATGTCCTGTTTTATTCTTAACGCCTGTTCTTTCAATTATAAATCTTTTGTTGTTTATCTCTATTTCTAATTTACAAGTAAATGAATCCTTTTTATTATTTAAAACATAAGAAGCTTTATCAGTTTTAGTACATTTATCAAAAATACAATATAATAATGAATCTAATAATGAACTTTTACCACTACGATTAGAAGCAAATAATCCATGTATACCATTCATCTTACTAAAATCTATAACATTACCTTCACCATAACTAAACATATTTGAGAATTCTAGTTTAATAAGATTATACGTTATATTTTTAGATGTATCGATGCTCTGTAACTTTGAATTAATTATCCTGTTAATATGTCGCACACCATCTAAAATATAATCTTCATCAATATCCAATTTATTAACCAAAAAATTCGTTAATAAAGTATTTTGGAATTCTATATCTCGTACATTTCCTAAAGATATCTTTTTTACGTCTTTACTATCTTTATGAAACTCTTTGACTTTCTGCGTAACTATATCTTGAACATTATATTTAGATTTAAGATCTGCTGCTAATGTCTTTAGTTGAGATGATGTAGTATTTTGAAGCTTTAATTTAATTCTCGGCTTTTTTGGAAACTTAGAAGGATATGTCGTAAATGTACCATTACTTACTTCTAGAGTAATATACCCATAATCATTTTCTATTTCTACAAACTTTGATTCTTTTGTATTTATATCCCAAAGTAATAATCCATGAAAGTCTAATGTTTCTCCAAAGTTTTGCTGTATTAATGACGATGCATAAGCAATAGTACGTTCTTCATTTAAATATTGAAATTTATGTATATCGCCCAACAATGTAAGATGATGCCCTGCAAAAGTATCTGTATTAACTAAGTCATTTGTTAATTGAAAACCAACTGCGGTAGATGCTTGATTTACTGCTCCGTGATGTAAAGCTATTTTTATTTTATCATTTGGTATATCTGATGCTTTAATAAAATTAACAGGCTTATCAGATACACCCATAACGTTAAAATATAAATTACCAAATTCATATACACCGTTATTTTTTAAGTAAAATAAACTCTTATGATCTAAAGCATTAATAATAGGTTCTAAAGCATCTAATCTTGTTTTATTATTAAGATTCATATCATGATTACCAGCAATAACAATCGTATCAGTTATGTTAGCTAATGATTTGAAAAAGTCTTGAATTAAATTTATTTGCTCCGGAGACATATCTGTTTTAGAATGTGCAACATCACCTGCAACATAAATTAAAGTATCTGGATGCTCGTTAACAAAATCTCTACAGTAGTTATATAGTCTAGAAAATACCATACGATATTCTTCATGCCTTTTTTGTAATCTAATATGTATGTCTGCAAGATGAATAATATACCTAACATTCTTAACATGTATATTTTCTATTTTTTGTATTTGTATCATAGGTTTAATTTATACTTAATTAAATCTGAAAATGTCAATGGTTTTGTTTTTTTGATAATATGAATCATTCTTTCGAATCCGATTTCATTTGGATCTTTTTCTTCTAAATTTACGAAATAAACGATAATACCTTCATTCATAAATTCTTCTGCTACTGCTATGGCTTGTTTTTGAGCATCTTTATCTAAACATACATAAATGTCTTTAACGCGCTTTTCAATTAAACGTTTTCTAAGTTCATTTGATATTGTCTTTCCAAATAAAGGAATTGAATTTCTTTTAATAGTAATTGCATCAATTGCGCCTTCGACTAAAATAACTGGCAACTGCCAATTAATATACAATTCAAAGCCTACAATATCTTTACTATAGTTTGGATTTTTATGTTTAAAATCTGAATCATAAAAGTCTCTTCCAGCAAAGAAATTTAAACTTCCAGAAGTATCATAACTAGGTATTATAATTTTATGTTTATATGGCCCTTCCTCGCAAAATCCCAAATGATATTTGATAATATCAAAATCTGTAAATCCTCTATTTTCTCTTAAATATTTTAAAGCATTTCTATAGTTTGGTGTATTTTCTGCTTCTAGAAACGATTTATATTCTTTAGGTAAAGAAAGATATGACGTATTTTGATTTATATGCTCTGCAAATAAATTATTAATGTCTTTTGTAACAACACCTAAAGATGTATTTAATTCTAATATCTTCTCATATCCAACGTTTAGTTGTTTATAAAGATTTATTAATTTACGACCTCGTTTTTGACACGTCCAACAATTCCAAGGATTTTCTCCTTTTAAATTTGTTGCCATTTGAATCTCTAACTTTCTTTTATGATGATTACAAAAAGGACAATAGTATGAAACATTGCCATTTGATGTTTTCTTACCTTTTCCTAAAACTGATTCTACTGAAGAAATTAATTTAGTATTATCCATATAGATAATATAATAAAAAAATCTTATTCTTCAAGCCATTCTCGAGGAATTTCTTTTGCAGCCCAAGGATATCCATGTTTTACGGCCCAATCTACATATGTAGTTTTAGAACCTTTTGTTATTTTATTATTCGGCGTCTGAAATAATAATCGTATATCTAATTCAGGATTAGCTTCTTTTACTAACTTCATTTTTTTTCTATCTGTAGCAGTAAATCTACCTTTTGATTCTACATACATTTTACCGCCGTTTTGTTTAACTATAATAAAGTCAGGTGTATAAGTTGCTATTCGTTCAGGGACTGTATACTTTAATTTTTCACTTTCATAACTCCATACTTTATTCGTAGCTTTAAGTTGTTCTGATATTTTATCTTCTAAACCAGAGCGATATCCATGTTTTCTTGCTAACGCGCGTATTGATAATTTTATTTTTTTCATAACCTGTTTTTAATTTAAGAAATATCGAATTTTATTTCAATATTTAGATTTATATCATTTCTCTTTGCTATTGGCGAACCTAATTTTGCAACTGCAACTAAATTATATTTTGAATCATATAATCCAATACTTGTAATATAAGGAGTAAAGTCTGACCCAGTTGCAAATGATCGTAATGTTATGCCATCATATAACGAAGTATTCGTACTTGTATTATATTTTTCCATCGGTATATTAATATAGTACTTTTGCTGTTGAATATCTAAACTACTTTTATATGAAAAAGATGTGTCTTTAACTCCGTATGACCCTGATATTAATTCGTTTTGTAAAGGAGAATATACTATAATACCATCTTCATAAAATACATTACCGACTTTATTTGTTTGAAATGCATCATATCCAACATTAGATAATGTAGAAATTTCGTTAGTAGTTAATGCTTTATCATATATTCGTATTTCGTCAATAAGACCTTCAAAAGAATTTAAATTATTTAAGTTAGCAGCTCCTATATAAATTTGACTGTTATTTGATACTTTACTAAAAGATGTAATTAACTCTTCCGCAACTTTAATATTAGAAATATATACTTCTAACATACTTCCTGTTTTTTGATAAACAAAATGAGTATATCCAGATAAACTTGATATATTTAAAATATATGTTGAACTATTATTATTGTCATTTGTCCTTTTAAAAGATAATTCAGTTAACGCCCCATTATATTCGATATCAAATGGATATGATTGAAGCAAACCATTGTCCCATTTTTTTGATATAATCGATTGTGATGTATTTACATTAAGACCTGGTGTGATATTTAACCAAAATGATATTGCAAAGTCATTGTCAAACGTATTAAACCAATTTGTATTATCATTTTCAATTTGTAATGACGCAGACCCATTAAAATTAGCAGCATATCCAAATGTATATGTACCGTTTGATATTCCTGGGGTAAATGTCACGCCGTTATTAATATAATTCGGAGAATATTTTTGATTAAATTCTTTATTAAATCCT